ATTACTAAATTCTTTGAATCACTAACAGATTAATTTGGTAATGTTAAAAGAATTAACTATATTTAAAAATAAATGATATATATCGAAATCAAAGATGAAAAAGGCGGTTTGGAAAAAGCCTTGAAAAAATTTAAGACAAAGTTTAAACAAACTAAAGTTGTTGAAGAACTTCGACAAAGACAGGCATTTGAAAAGCCTTCAGTTACTAGACGAAAAGAAGTTATAAAAGCTAAATATCGTCAATCGAATCAAACACAAGACTAATAATATATAAACAGTTATGGCAAAAGAAACAAGCTCAACTCGCACTCCGCGAGTTCCTAGGCAACCTAAAAATAATAATTTAGGTTCATTTGTGGATGCAGTTACTCCAGAACCAAAAATCATTTTGGAAAATTACTTCCAAATGGAAGTGCTAGGTGAATATTTGAAAAAAGCTACACCTGAGCAAAAAGCATGGGTTCAACAAATGATCGACATTGCATTGTCGACTACAAAGCAAGAAGAATTTTTATCAATGGGAGAACGCATTGCAATAAACTCTCTTCGCAAAATGAAAATACTTGTTTAATTCAAAAGAAAATATTATATTTAAAATATGAAAAGATATATTTCGACAAAAACGTTTGATAACTATTCAGTTGCAATCAGACAGTGGAAAGCACAACATTCACATTGTCAACTACTCCATGGGTATGGAATTTATTTTAAAGTATGGTTTGCATCTAACGAACCTGATATCGACAAACAATTAGATGAAATGAATTGGATTGTTGATTTTGGAGGATTTAAAACTAAACCAGTAGGAAATGGTTTGAAAGATTGGATGGATTATATGTGGGACCATACTTTATTAATTGAAAAAGACGATCCATATTTAGATTTCTTTCAGTCAGCCGCAATGGAAGGATTGTGTAGTATTAGAGTAATGGATAAGATGGGTTGTGAATCATTAGCTAAATTAGTATCAGATAAATTCAATGAAGTATTATCTAATACAGATGGCGCTAGATGTAAAGTAATTAAAGTAGAGTGTTTTGAGCATGGTAAAAATTCATCAATCTATGAGTCAGAATAATACATTATTAGCAGATGGCTTTGAAGATGCTATTATAGGGTTAGATACTTCTAATGAAATCTTTAGAGTTATTTATGACAGAGATAAAATGCATGACATTTTAAGATTTCGTGATGATATGACCTGGGAAGAAGCTAGCGAGTATTTAGAATATAATGTATTCAATACTTATGTAGGTGAAGGTACTCCTATATATGGATATGAAGGTAAGCACGAAAGAGTTTTAGAATTAATAAGTCAACTTTAAAAATAAATAAATAGTTATGAAAACAATTTTCAAAAATGGAACTTACGAGAGAGTAAGTGATGAAGTAGCTGAACAACAAGTAAAATTTGGTAGAGCTAAATACGTGCCTAAATCAGAATGGAAAGCATCTGCTAGAGCCATTAAATCAGAAAAGCAAGCTGATGATCAAACTAAAGGCGAGCAGACAAAATCTAAAAAAGCTGAAAAAGCAGCTAAATTAAAATCAAAACAAAGAGCATAATGAAAGCAGATAGAATAAAAGATTACAGTAAAAAGCTTCCAGTAGTTGAGCTTTATTATTGTGTTCAATCTGAAGGTTCTAGAGCTGGCTTTCCAACGGTAGCAGTTAGAACAACAGGTTGTACTCATAGATGTTGGTTTGGAGAAGGCGGATGGTGTGATTCATGGTACACTTCAATTCATCCTGAAAAAGGTGGATTTACTTTCAATGACATTATTAAAATGTATGATGAAAGGCCTGATGTTAAAGAAATGATGCTAACTGGTGGTAGTCCGACTATGCACCCAGATTTAGTAAATGAACTAACACATTTCGCAAATGAAAGAGGAATTATTATCACAATGGAGACTGAAGGCAGTCACTTTATTGAAACAGACTTTCCAATTGGTCTTATATCTCTTAGTCCTAAATTTAGCAATTCTGTTCCTAAGTTGGGAGTACTTACACCAAAAGGTGCGACGACTGATCAAAAGATGATTGACTTACATAATAAGCTTCGAGTAAACAAAGAAGCTATTAAGCAGTTAATGGAATATCATACAAATTATCATTTTAAACCAGTATGTAATCCTGACGAGATGCCAGAGATTTGGGAAGAGATTGAAGCTTTCAGAGTTGAAATGAATATTCCTAAAAATAAAACTTGGATAATGCCTCCAGGTGATAACAGAGAAGAATTAATTAGAGTGTATCCAATGGTGTTTGATTTTTGTACAAACAATGGATATAACTTTACAGGCAGAGAACATATTATTGCATTTGACACAAAAAGAGGAGTATAATTTATGGAAAATAAAAACATCAAGCCACTAGGCGACAGAGTATTGGTTAAAGAATACAAGACCAAGGAAGATAAAAAAACAGCTTCAGGAATTATCATTCCAGAAACAGTAACAGCTGATGAAGTTAAAATGGGTAAAGTAATTGCAGTTGGAGAAGGATTGTATACTCAAAATGGAGTTTCAATTCCAATGTCAGTTAAAGTAGGAGATGAAGTAATGCTTCCTCCATATGGAAATGGACAGTCAGTGAAAATTGCAAAAGAAGAATATCTATTATATCGCGAGTCAGATTTACTTGCTGTATTAATTGATTAATTCAAAAGAAACCCTTATATTTAAGTATGAAGAAATTATTAAAATATGCGAACTCTTCTATTCCACGCAGTGAAGAAGAAAAGCTAGCTATGATAGAGCATGCCGCTAAACATTACGGTAATTATATGACTGCGTTAGGAATTGATTGGGAAAATGATCCTAATTCTTCAGACACTCCACGCAGAGTTGCAAAAGCATTTGTTAATGATTTAGCTCAAGGATGTTATGTCGATGCTCCGAAAATTACAGCATTTGATAATTTAGATTCATATGACGGTGTAGTATTTCAAGGTAATATTGATGTGAAATCATTTTGTTCTCATCATCATTTGCCTTTTATTGGATACGCACACGTTGCATATATTCCTTCTCCAGATGGTAAAGTAATTGGATTGTCTAAATTAAATCGTATTGTAGAGTACTTTGCTCGAAGACCTCAGGTTCAAGAAAATTTAACTATGCAAATTCATGATTATATAAATGAAGTTTGTGAAGGAAATAAAGGAGTTGCAGTTATGGTTGGCGCAAAACATATGTGTGCCTGTGTAAGAGGAGTGCGTCATGATTCGACAATGATGACTTCAAAACTATCAGGAGCATTTATAGACGACCATGCAGCAAGAAACGAATTTTATCGCTTTGTCGATAAATTAGATTAATAGTTATCCTGTGCCAGTCTCACTTTAAATAAAAAGGAGAAAAATTATGGAAACATTATCATTTGCTTTTGGAATGCTTACGATGATTGGATTGCTTTTTGCAGTTGCAATTGTTATGGGTATTGTAAAGGGTAACAAAAACGAAAACCAAATTAATGAATTAAAAGATCATATTCAAGATCTTGATCGAACCTTTCATGAAAAGGTATCTGATTGCAATCGTTGGATTGACGAGCGAACGTTAATGGTTGATCGAAGAGTTGATCAAGAAATTGACAGGACGAATCGAAATCATGAAGATGTAATTAAATACATCGATTCAAGAATTGACAAATTAGAAACAAAATTAACAGGCACTACAGGTGCTAAACAAGTATTAAAAGGATAAATTAACCGAGACTGGCACACTTAACTATTTATGAAAATTCTATAAGTTTTTTTCTATAAAGTATATATTTATAATTGATATGGGACGTAAAAAGAAATACAATACATCTGAAGAATTAGCTGAAGCTAAAAGGCAGTATGCTAAAAATTTCTATGAGCGTAACAAAACAAGATTAAATACCGCTTCTATGGAAAAATACTATGAAAAAAGGAATAATTTACAAAACAACAAATCTAATTAACGGCAAAATTTATATAGGCCAAGACTCGCATAATAATTCTAAATATTTAGGCTCGGGAAAATTAATAAAAGCTTCTATTAAAAAATATGGAAGTGAAAATTTTACTAAAGAAATTTTAGAAGAATGTGATACTAAAGAATTACTTAATGTACGTGAAGTGTATTGGATTTTATATTATAATTCAACAACATCAGAAATTGGATATAATATAAGTAAAGGAGGTAATCAGCCTTTGTTAGGAAGACCTAAGACAGAGGAAGAGCGAAGAGCCCAGTCTCTAAAATTAAAAGGCCATATTGTATCTGAAGAGACTAGAAAAAAGTTATCTAAAAAGTTAAAAGGTAAAAAATCTTGGAATGAAGGAAAATGTCATTCAGATTATACCAAACAAAAAATATCCAATTCACATAAAGGGAAAGAATCTAAACTTAAAGGTAAGCCTGGACATCCCGTATCAGAGGCTACAAAAATAAAAATAGCTAAAACACTAAAAGAACGTTATGAAAAGAGTATTATTCATCATAAATCGAATGAATTTCAGACCTAGTTCAGGGCACGGAATTTTCATGAAAGGGGTTGTTGAAACTCTAATAAAAAACGGACATTACATTGATATTGCGTGTGATGGAGAACCTGAAGAAAACTTCTTAAAAGAATATGGAGTAAATGTATTTACTCCGGACAAAGCAGATAGATTGTCTTATGGTAAGCATTCCAATTTATTTCAATTTGCAGATTCATTTAATTTTGAAAAATCAATTAATTTTCGAACTGCAATAGTAAAAGCACTTTCATATAACATATACGATTTAGTTATTTGCAATGACACTGAATCAGCTTTTGTATGCTATCAAATGGAATTGTATAAGTCAATGAAAGTTGCATCTTATGCTCATGAGTGTCAATCAATTAATCCGGAATTAGGCGCAGGGGTATTTAAAGATTGCTATTATGACTTAATTGATAAAATGATGTTTTGGCCTCAAGTAACTACTTTAATTCAGACAGAGCAAAACAAATCTAAGCTTTTAGAAAAGTTTAATCATATTAATATGAATATGAATGCAGTTGTACAATTGTATCCATTAACCGATTCTATTCCCGTAAACAGTCTAGAGAAAGACGGCTTACTCTTTATAGGAAGGCACGAAGATAGAAAGAATCCGGGGGAGTATATTAAGGTATTGAAGGCCATAAAGGATAAGTATGGTGTAGAGATAAAAGCTAAAATTATGACTAGGTCAGCACACGTTAAAAAGTTTGAAGCTGATTTAGCAGAGATAGGCCATACAAATTTCGAAATCGTTTCAGATGTTGTAGGAGAAGAAAAAGCTAGAATAATTCAATCTTCTAAAGTAGCTTTTATGCCTTATAAAAATGAGTCATTTGGTATTGCAGTTTTAGAAGCTTTGAGATTTATGCCGACAGTTGTTTTAGACAAATATGATTGGCATTACAATTTTGAATCGTTTAGTAATTATATAGTTGCAGATTCTAAAGAAGTATCAGATATAATATGGTCAGCATATAATAACTGGACTGTCGATGTTGAGAAGGTAGAAGCGGAATTTAACTTATACCAAACTCAATATGAAAGTTCTTTATTAGAATTATTAAATGGAGCTCCTGTTCCAAATGCAAAACAAGAACCTAGAAATCGTCTTTATAATCATTTAAAAGAAAATCAAGGTACTTGGATTCCACTTAAAACATATTTTGAAACTCAAAATACCAAAGGCACAATATATCTTACTTCAGACATTGAAGCAATTTATTCCAATGCTAATTGGATTCAAATAATGCAAACTCCAGCTTTAACGTATGTAGCATTGCCAGATACAAATGGAAATTTATCTTATACAGAAGCGCCTGCAGAAACAAAAAATACAGAAGCTTTCTCTAGCTTCTTTGAATAGAATTTCTTATATTTATTAAAATTTAAAAGGTTATGACAAAAAGTAAAATTATTTACATTCCATTGGAGGAGTTGCCGCAAAGGTATACCGGAATGATGAATCAGGCTATCTATTCTAAAGTAGATATGTCATTGTATCCAAAAATAGAAATTGACACAGAAATTAAAAGAGGTCAATTTTTAGATATCGTTAATACTTGTAAATTCAAAGCAGCTCAGCTTCAAATGATTGCTGATTTGTTTAATGAAGGTAAAGTTAATGACGGTGATGCATTTTTAATTGGAGACATTTTCTTTCCAGGCATTGAAATGATTAAATACATGGCAGAGTTGTTAGGTATTAATGTTCGTGTATATGGAATTAATTATGCAGGTAGAGCTGATAAGACAGACTTTGTACAGCAATTGTCTGGTTGGGCCGACGCATCTGAATCTGGATATCATTTAATTTGTGATGGTATTTTTGTTGGTAGTGATGACCATAAGAATAATGTATGTGATTATTTTGGTTTGAATACAGCAACAGTTCATACTACAGGTTTAGTATGGGACTTGAATTATATGCAAGAGTTTCACGAAGCAATGGGGCATGTAGAAAAAGAAGATTTTGTTATTTGGCCTCATAGATGGTGTGAAGAAAAAGGTATTGATGAATTATTGTATTTTGCAAAGAATACAAATAAGAAAAT